GTGTTTACGCAAATTGGCGATAAGTTTTACGACATTAACGGTGAGCATGAATCATTGCCAGAGGGTAGCTATTTGTTTGCTGAGGAAGAGCAGGCATCGCTAAAGGATGCGTTTGATTGGGATTATCAACCAACATTAACGGAGTTAGCTTAAGCATGAAGCCTTTACCAATCAACAGTTACGAAAATTGCCGTGGACAATCACCAGTAGGCACACACGTATGCGCAGACCGTGAGTTTTGCAAGCGCTTCGAGCCTAACCCTGTTCGCGCTAACTTCAAAGACTTTTGGCTGGCTAATGCTTGCCCTAAGTTTGAGGCAAAAGAGCGTGCTGTAGAAGAGCCGGCAAAGTTAGGGTGGTAGGTATGAGCGAACATAACATAATTAGCGTATCAGGCGGCAAAGATAGTACAGCATTGCTTTTACTTGCTATAGAGCGCCAGCCAGAAGGCTTGCAAGCTGTATTTGCCGACACTGGCAATGAGCATCAAATTACTTATGACTACATCAAATATCTACAGGACAACGTGTTTCCAATACGTGTGGTTAAGGCTGACTTTACAAAGCAAATTGCACATAAAAAAGATTACATTTTAACCAAATGGAAAGAAAAAGGCGTAAGCCAAGAGGCTATTGATCGCGCATCAAACGCGATGACCCCAACAGGTAACCCATTTTTAGATTTATGCCTTTGGAAAGGCAGGTTTCCATCAAGTAAAGCCGCTTTTTGCTCAGAAGAGTTAAAACGCAATCCAATTATCAATCAAGTACAAAACCCACTGCTTGAAGCTGGTGACGATGTTATTAGCTGGCAAGGTGTAAGGCGCGATGAATCAATTAGGCGCGCAAATCTACCAGAGAATGAATTGAAGTCTGTAGGTAAAAATGGTGCTGAACTATGGAATTACAGACCAATTTTAGATTGGACTGTAGAAGATTGTTTTGCGATGCACAGAAAGCACAACGTAAAACACAACCCACTGTATGAAATGGGGATGGGGCGTGTTGGGTGCATGCCTTGCATTAACTGCCGTAAAGACGAATTGCTAGAAATAAGCAAACGATTCCCAGAGGTTATTGAGCGAATTCAAGATTGGGAATTAGCTGTTAAGTTGGCTAGTAAACGCGGCGCGTCAACATTCTTCCCAGCGCCAAACAAATCAATGCTTCATTTAACCGATGAACAAAAGCATGAATGGTCTTCAATGCAAACAATTGACAAAGTTGTGCAGTGGTCACAAACAAGTAGAGGTGGCAAGCAGTTTGACTTGTTAAGAGTTGGCGATATTCAAGGTGAAGCCGTTATGTGCACTTCAATTTATGGGTTGTGCGAATGAGCGACTTCACCATAACCAAACGCGCTGATGTAGAGCTATCAGAAACGCACAAAGAGGCGCTATATCAGTACCTATTCAGCGTGCTTGGCGGTGTAAGTGAGCAGGATAACAAAGCATGGCGCAAGTTTTGGAAGCGTATCAACAACCTTGAAGTAGGTGAGATTGTAGATTTTGAGGCGATATTCCCACGTAACGGCAAGTTTCACCGCAAATTCTTTGCGCTTTTGAACTTTGCTTTCGAGGCATGGCACCCAGAGCGCAAACACAAACAGTACAAAGGCCAGCCAGTAGCAAAAAGCTTTGAGCGATTCCGTAAAGATGTAGTGATTCAGGCAGGTTATTACGATCAGACCTTTGACCTTGATGGAAATATGAGGCTAGAAGCGCAATCAATCAGCTTCGCCAGCATGGATGATGTGCAGTTTGAGCAGGTTTATAGCGCAGTAGCAACGGTAGTGCTTGAAAAGGTGCTCACCAACTACGCAGGCCGCAAAGAGTTGGATGATGTGATGGCTAAGGTGGTGGGGTTTCTATGAAGATTGAACAAGGCGTAATGGTCATGAAAGACGGCAAAGCGTGGGGCGTTAACTATTCAGATGGGAAAGCAACGAGCTATGGCTGGATTGATCCAGAGAATAATAATGCGCGAATCACTGACGCTAGTTGTTGCAAGAAGCCAACAGACGTCACCTACAAAGGCAGCCCTTACGTAAAAGAGCTTTCAACAGCAAAGATTGTGCAAGTTGTTCGCATAACTCAAGTGTTTGTAAAAGATGAAACCACCTAAGAAGAAACGCTGCAAAGCCTGCAAAGAATACTTTCAGCCAGAGAAGCAGATGCAATCGGTATGTGATTGGAGTTGTGCTGCAAAGCATGCTGAAAATCTACGAATTAAACGTGAAGCGAGTGAGGCCAAGCGAGTACGGAAAGAAACTAAGCAGAAGCTTGTAGAGATTAGGCCGCTATCAAAGTGGTTAAAGATTGTAGAGCGCTACTGTAACCAGTATGTGAAGTTAAGAGATTTTTACGAGCCGTGTATTAGCTGCGGAACGACCAACCCAAACATTAAATACGATGCAGGGCATTACCGCACTGTGAAGGCAGCACCACACTTGAGATTTAACCTAGACAACATACACAAGCAATGTAGCAACAACTGCAATGTTCATTTAAGCGGCAACACATTTCATTATCGGCCTCGCTTAATAAAAAAAATAGGCATGAAAAGATTTGAAGCGATAGAAAACAACCATGAGATACATCGGTACACGATTGATGAATGTAAAGAATTGATCGCAAAGTTTAAATCAATGATTAAAGAGTTGGAACAAGAAAGGTTAGCAGCATGAACGAAAAGCAAAAATATGAAAAAGTGCTAAGAATGTTTGAAGAGCCATCAGGTGCAAAAGATAAATCAGAACACCAATCTGATTACATCAAACTAAATCAAATGTGCAATCTATTCGTATCGCAAGGATTAATGACTATTTCGCGTGGCACAAGCAAAAACGGTAGATGGTGCAATTTATATCAATCACTCAAAACAGAGCTCACTGATCGTGAGGTTAACTTTGTTAAGCGCTTATCAGGCGTAAAAAACGAGCTGAGAAAAAGTAAGTACATTAAAGCAGGCCAAGTAACCAACTTAAGTACAGCAGAGATTAGGCAGAAGATTTTGGATGTTTGCGCTAATGGAAAGAGAGGGGCAGAAGTCAGACTGTTAATAGGCCTGCAATCAGATAACGCATTTTACGCTCACTTTAGATTCTTACGTGATGCAGGCTACCTTGAAGAAATATCAGGACAAGAAAGCCAGCGCTTAATGCTGTATAGAACAGTTGAGCCTTTGTATGACCAAGGTAGTTTAAGAGAGCCAGATGTTAAAGATTTGCGCATCAAAAAAGATGAGCCCCAAGATAAGCCAAAGTATGTGAACGGCGTGATGACAGTAAAAATGCAACATGTACCAAGAGTGCCTAGCAGGACCGGCAAGGTGCATATCGGCTCAACGATGGGTATGTTTTAGTAAGCAGATTCAAGCAATAAAGCATAAGCAATAAAACAAAACAATAGCAATAAAGGGAAAACAATGCGCCAAGTCTGTATAAACCGCCAAGCCGTACTAGATTACATCAAACAATCAGAGGGGAACTTAGACACATATCAAATTGCTGCAGCACTAAGTACGCCAGAGCGAACTATTCCAGAGCGTTCAGTGCGTGCATCAGTTACCTGGTTGATTCTTGCTAACTTCTTGGAGCGTTCAGAAAAGCCAGTGTTTAGAAAGTCAGCACCAACAGACGGCAAGCCATCGCAAACGTACAAAGTGTGGTTATACCGATACACAGGCAAGCAAGCCCCCATATCTCGCGTAAGGCACGACCCAGAAGAGCGCAAGGCACAATCATGGAATGAGCCAAGTGATAGCGGCGTTTACCTTCAAAATCTATTTCTAAAGCTAAGGGCTTAGTAATGAGATCGCCGCGACTAACAGCATTAATTGCTATCTCTATTTTGTCGTCATCCAACATGGCTGTGGCAAGGTACGAGAACGATTACAGCTTGAATCAATGGCAATGGCCTGACAATAAGAAAAGTCAGCCATCAAAGGCCTATCCGCAAATTATCAACAATGGCTTTACGCGCCAACGGAATAACCGTGCTCAGCGTAGAGCGGTAAAACGAGGTCGGTAATGGCTAAAGGCCTAACTCTTAAACAAGAAAACTTCTGCCTCGCCTACATTGAAACAGGTAATGCTAGTGATGCGTATAAGTCTGCATTTAATACCGAAAGGATGAAGCCAGAAACTGTAAATAACAATGCTTATATGCTTTTGAAGCGAAGCGAGATTGCAGCGAGGCTAGAGGAGTTAAAAAAACCAGTAATTGAAAAGACGCAGCTAACCCTTGAGCGCGTTCTATTAGAGAACATGAATGTGGCTTTCTTTGATATTCGCACGATTCTTGATGATGATGGTGCTGTAAAGCCTATTAGTGAATGGCCGCCAGAAGCAGGCGCAGCAATCTCAAGCATTGAAGTTCTTGAGCAGTACGAAGGCTCAGGGAAAGACCGTGTGTTTGTAGGTTACCTTAAGAAAGTGAAGCTTGTTGAAAAAGGCGCGGCACTTGACCGGCTCATGAAGCATTTAGGAGCTTATGAGAAGGACAATAAGCAGAAAACAAACCCAATGCTAATGCTTGTTCAGCAGCTAATGGGTTCATCGTTGCCTATTGCAAGTTCAAATATGATTGATGTGCAAGATGATTGAAGCTGCAGTTAGTATTAACGATGAATTGCTAGACGATTCTTTAACTGACGAACAAAAGTCTGAAATTAAAGAGCTGTTTAAAAACCTAAAGGATCCATGGTGGAGGATTACGTCCGGCAAAATTTATAAAATCATCATTAAAGGTGAAGTGTCAGAGGACGGTGAGCAGCTAACAGAAGATACTGTGCTGCCTTTTATCCCTAATAGGCACCAACTGCGCTTTATGAAGCGCATGTGGAATAGAAACTTAATACTAAAAGCTCGCCAGCTTGGGTTTACGACATTAGTTGCAATTCTTTGGCTGGACCATGCGTTATACAATCCAAACGCACGTTGCGGCATCATCGCTCAAGATAGACAAAATGCTGAGATCATATTCAGAGATAAGGTAATGTTTGCTTATAACAACATGCCTGAATCTTTGAAGGCAATGTTCCCAACAGCCTCACAAAACAAGTCAGAAGTTGTGTTTGCACACAATAACTCAAGCGTTCGCGTTGCCACATCTTTACGTGGCGGCACAATCCACAGGCTTCACGTTTCAGAGTACGGAAAAATTTGTGCAAAAAGCCCGGACAAAGCAAAAGAAGTTAAAACAGGCTCAATCCCTGCTGTGCCAACAACTGGAATCATCATTATCGAAAGTACTGCAGAAGGTAAAGAGGGTGATTACCACGACAAGGTGCAGGCTTCTATAAAGCGTGAAGAGGCTGGCAGGGAGGCAAATAGAAAAGATTTTAAATTGCACTTCTACCCATGGTTCGCTGCAGATGAATACAGAATAAATCCAGATGGTGTGAACATAACTGACAAGCAGCATGAGTATTTTAATGAGATTGAAGTGCTCATGAATACAAAAATAGATTTAGAACAGCGTGCATGGTATGTCGTGACTTTAGAAAATGATTTTTCGTGGGAAAAGGAAGTGATGAATCGGGAATATCCAAGTACGCCTAAAGAGGCCTTTGAAGTATCTATTGAAGGCAATTACTATCACAAACAAATGTCTATCATGCGTAAGCAAGGCCGCATACTAAAAATACCAAAGCTCGATTTGCCAGTGTTTACCTTTTGGGATATTGGCAATGGTGACGGCTGTGCTGTATGGTTTATGCAGATGGTTGGCATGGAGTATCGATTTATTGATTACGAAGAAGGGCATGGAGAAACGATAGGCCATTACGTTAAGCTTCTTCAAAGTAAAAACTATATTTGGGGTAAGCATTTCATGCCGCATGACGCCGACCATAAGAGATTGAGCGAGGAGAACAAAAGCGTCAAAGAAATGTTTGAGGATAAAGGACTTCTAAATATAGAAATTGTACCGCGCATAACAAACATTCAAGATGGCATCCAGCAAACGCGCGAGGCTATGCCTGAGGTTTATATTGATAAAGAATCGTGCGCACTTGGCATTACTCGGCTGGATAACTACAAGAAGCAGTGGAATGAGAAACAAGAGCGATGGAGCGAGTTACCAAAGCATGACATTAACAGCGAGGGCGCAGACAGCTTTAGACAGTTTGCACAGGCTAAAGCATTGGGTCTGATTAAGGTTGCTGGCCAAAATAGACCGAAGGCCAGAAAATCAGGCAACTGGCGCACGGCATAGAAAAAGAGGCCGAAGCCTCTTGGTTCTAGTGCGCCAGATGCGAACCTGGCATTACCTAAGTGGCTCCGGTAACGTATGCAACCTAACGGGCAGGCTCTCTCACTTTGCTTAAGTCATCACGCTGCGTATCGCCTACGCATTGCACTAGAGGTTTAAGTATACACCTAGAATCAAATGCAATTATGTACGGCAGAATTTGTGGACATTCTCATAGGATTCTCACAAATGCCTGTAACTCTAGGTGGCGAAAAAGCTTATAAAATCAGAACGATTGGCGACATTGTTTGCTCGTTTCAATGGGTAAATGAAGAGCCAGCAATGGTTCTATTTCCAAAGGTTAAGCGCACGCTTACTAATGGCGCGTTTGTATTGTGCCTATCAGCAGCGTTCAAGTACACAAACATCAATTACTTGGTTAGCCAATCCTTCGCCGCAGCTAAACAAATGGGCTTTGAGGCTTCTAAGTTTTCCGCACATCAAATCGCAGACGTAATCATTGAAGGCTTACCAGACCTGATTGAAATGCCGCCAGAGCCTACGCAAGAACAAAAGGTTGAGCAGGCCATTGGTGAAATGCTAGTCAAGGTTGATGGCAAAACCATTAGGCACGAAGAGGTATCAATGCCTGATATGGGGCAGATGGCATGAGCCAGAACGGATTTACCAATGTGCGCGGCAGCAGTTCGCATGATCCATTCGCCAATGTAACGAGTGAAGTTGAACCGGATGAGCAGCCAGAAAACCCACTAGATAATCAGGCCAGCCAAAAGCGCTTAAGCCAGATTCGTGAATGGTACGACCAAGAAATGCGCTTGCAATCTGCTAACCGCTATCAAATGGCGCTAGATGAAGATTATTACGATTCAATGCAATGGTCGGTTGAAGATGCACAGGTGCTTATGGAGCGCGGACAAGCACCACTGGTGTTCAATGAGGTCAAGCCAACCATTGATTGGATTATAGGCACGGAGCGCCGCACGCGCATTGACCATAAAGTATTGGCTAGACGTAAAGACGAAGGCAGTCGCAAAGATGCAGAAATTAAGACAATGCTGCTTAAGTATTTGTCAGACGTTAATAAAACGCCATTTAGCCGTAGCTTTGCATTTGAATCAGCAGTAAAGGCTGGTGTTGGCTGGATTGAATCAGGCGTTCGCGGTGACCCAACAGAAGAGCTTATTTATACGCGCAATGAAGATTGGCTCAATGTTCTTTATGACAGCAACGCTAATGAAATGGATTTGAGCGATGGGCGTTACATTTTCCGTAACCGCTGGCTTGATGCCGACATTGCTGTGGCTTATTTTCCTGAGCGTTCGGACATTATCAAATCTAGCATTAGCACAAACCAGCGATATGAAGAGGACGAAGAATCTTATTACCTTGGTGCGCGAGTTACTCAAGCAGGATTTGATTATCAACCAACCGCAAGCATTGGCAAATACATGCCGTATGACGGCAGCGCAAAAGGCTTAAATGCCAGAGAGCGCGTGAAAATGACTGAGTGCTGGTACAAAGTACCTGTGTTAGTCAGAAAGTTTAGCGGCGGTGACTTTGATAACCAGGTGTTTGATAAAGAGAACCCTGAGCACATAGAAGCTTTACGCAATCAATTCAGCTTGTATGACAAGCTGGAAATGCAAGTGCGCTGCGCTATTTTCTGTGACGGTGGATTAGTTGCAGACAGTGAATCGCCCTACGAGCATAACCGTTTCCCATTTGTTCCGGTGTGGTGCTATCGCCGCAGACGCGACAAAGCACCTTATGGCGTGATTCGTGGTTTACGTGACCCACAAGATGATTTAAACAAGCGCCAATCAAAAGCGCTATGGATTCTTTCAGCCAACGGCATTATTGCCGAAGAGGGTGCGGTAGAAGATTGGGATGAATTGCGAGAAGAGGCATCGCGTCCGGACTTCTTAATTGTAAAGAAAAAAGGTGCAGAGTTATCATTCAACCGTGATATTCAGCTTGCAGAGGAGCAATTGAAGCTGATGGACAGAAACGTGCAGCATATTCGTAACGTTTCAGGCATCACAGCAGAGAACTTAGGCCGCCAAACGAACGCTAATAGTGGCGTAGCGATTACAGCACGCCAAGAGCAGGGCAGCGTATCAACTACACAGATTTTTGACAACCTACGCTATTCAGTGCAGTTAGTGGGCGAAATCGAACTATCTAACGTAGAGCAGTTTTATACCGAGCAAAAGGTAGTGCGAATTACTGGTGAAAAAGGCCAGCCTAAGTATGAAGAAATCAATGTGCCGGATGAAGAAGGCAACATCATCAATGACATTACACAATTCCAAACCGATTTTGTAGTAAGCGAACAGGACTACCGCAGCAGCTTAAGACAAGCAATGTTTGAAAGCTTGTTTGATATTGTTGGTCGCCTAGCCCAGATGAACCCACAAGTAGCGTTGAACTTGCTGGATTTAGTGATTGAGATGGCAGACCTGCCTAATAAGCAGCAGTTAGTGGATCGCATTCGTTCAATCAATGGACAATCAGATCCAGAAGCAGAAGAAACGCCAGAAGCAGCACAGGCAAAGGCTCAGGCCGCAAAAGTGCAATCAATGCAGCAGGAAATGGCAATAGAAACGATGCGCAACCAATTATCTAAGTTAATTGCTGAAACTGACAAGCTAGATGCACAGGCATTAACTGAGCGCATTAAAGCGATGTATGCAGCATTACAAGCAGGTCAAGTAGTTGCAACGGTACCTAATGCCGCAGCCGTAGCTGATGAAATCATGAAAGGCGCAGGCTTTAAACCAACCAATCAAGAGCAAGCAGCAGTCAATCAGGCGGCAGAAGTTGCGCCAGTACAACCATTAGACCAAGACCCAATGAATGGCGCTGCAGCTCAAAGTGCCATGCAAGGGGTAAATCAAGGTATTGAAACTATCGAAAATGACGGGGTGAGAAATGGCTAAAACAAATGCAGGGAAAGTGCAAATTGCAGAAGATTCAAACATGAACGAATGGCAGGCGCAGGAAGATATGCGCACATTGGTAGAAGCTGAGAAGATCAAAAAAGACCCGAAGCGCTTTGCAGCTGCCCGGGCCTGTGCCAAGAAACAGTATGACGCGATGGAAGCATCCGGCCTTGCTGGTAAGAAAGACAGAAAAGAGCCTGACGGTGATAGTGACGATTAAGCAGTAACCAGTTTTACCAACCACAACCCAAGAAACAGGAGTAAATATTATGGCAGTAGAAGATGACGACCAATCACTAGCAGGGCTTTCACCAGAAGAGTTGGCTGCGCTTAATGATAGCGAAGATGACGGCGCGGATGATGCGGACGCATTGCGTGCAGTCGCTGGCGATGATGATTCCGAAGATGATGCTGATGCCACAAGTGGCGATGGCAACGATGTTAATGCTGACGATGCCGCAGACGATGCCTTGTCTGATGAAGCCGAGGCCGTAGATGCATTTATCCCAAAACAAACGGCTGAGTTTGTTGATGATTTTGATAAGCGCATGGCTGACATTAAAGCCGCTAAGGCTGAGTTGCGTGATCAGTTAAACAACGGCGACATTGATCTTGACCAGTATGAGGCTAAGAAAGATGAAATTTCTGATGAAGAAACCGCACTGCGCATCAAGCAAGCAAGCGCAGAGAATGCCGCTAAGCAAAATGCTCATATTGATAATGAGCGCTGGAAGTGGGAGCAGGAACAATTCTTTGGCGATAAACGTAATGCTATCTACAAAGACAAAATCGTAATGGCCGCACTTAATGCCGCGGTGATTGACCTGGCTAATGACCCTAAATACGTCAATCAAAAAGGCACATTCTTTTTAAATGAAGCTGACAAGATTGTGCGTGAGCGCTTTGGTACTGCTTCTAATACAGAACAGAAGCGCACAGTCCGTAAGCCAGACCTTAGCAAGATTCCAAAAACGTTAAGCAATCTACCTGCAGCTGATACCGATTCAGAAAATGGCGGTGAGTTTGCGCACTTGGAAAAACTAACTGGCATGGACTTGGAACGTGCGGTAGCCAAGCTTAACCCAGAGCAAGTGCAACGTTATTTAACAAGCTAATAAAAGCATTGAAGGCTTATTTTGAGTAAAACCATAAAGCAAGATTTAAAAGTAGGCGAATCAATCACGTTTGATAATGGACGTATTGAGATCACTATTCTTAAGAAGTCTGGACAGATTGCTAGGCTTGACATTAAAGCAGATAGCGATGTTGTTTTGGCGGTAAGTAAGGCTGGCGGCAGCGCTTCGGCAATCGCTAAAAATGGTTTAACAATGAATAAGCCTTAATGCAAATGCAATTATTGGACGTATAAATGCATTTGTAATAGCAAGAACGTAACAAAACTGACGCGCATGAGTGCCTCGGAGTGAATTTTAACTTTTAGAGGAGTAACACTATGGCAAAGTCAGTAGTTGGCGTTGGCGATCCAAAAGCCGTACAGAAATATTCGGCATTATTAGCGGTTGATGTAAGCCGCACTTCATATTTCAACAAAAAGATGATGGGTGTTGGCGAAGATGCACAAACACCTATTCAAACTCTTACCGATCTTGAGCAAGATTCAGGCGACAAAATTTCGTATGACCTGGTAATGCAACTCAAGATGAAGCCTGTTCGTGGCGACAAAACCTTGCGTGGCAAAGAAGAGGACTTGAAGTTCTATACCGATAGTCTTTTGATTGACCAATTCCGCGGCGGCGTTAACGGCGGCGGCAAAATGAGTAACAAGCGCACGATTCACGACATTCGTAAGATTGCGAAAACACGTCAAGCTGAATGGTGGTCACGTTTGTTTGACGAAACGCTATTCACTTACCTTTCTGGTGCTCGTGGTATCAATGATGATTTCATTGAAGATACCGACTTCGCCGGCTACGCAGGCAATGCTTTAGTTGCGCCAGATGACAAGCACTTATTGCATGGCGGCAACGCAACCAGTAAAGGCACGATTGATTCAGCAGACAAGCTTGATCTTGCTTTGATTGACCGTACTGTTGCGCGTGCTGCAACGATGGGCGGCGGTACAGGTGGCGTTCCATCTATTCAACCAGTGATGATTGATGGTGAAGAGCACTACGTTATCGTAATGCACCCTTGGCAAGAGTATGACTTACGCCGCGATGCTGGCGCTGGTGGCTGGATGGATATTCAGAAAGCAGCAGCTACGGCAGAAGGTCGTAATAACCCATTATTCAAGGGCAATTTGGGCATGTATAACAACGTGATCCTGCATTCTCACCGCAATGTAATCCGCTTCAATGACTACGGCGCAGGTAACAACGTAACGGCAGCGCGTGCATTGTTCTTAGGCCGTCAAGCCGCTGTAGTTGCCTTCGGTTCCGCTGGTACAGGCTTGCGCTTTGATTGGAACGAGGAAATGGAAGATCGCGGCAATCAAGTTGTGATTACTACCGGCTCTATCTTTGGTGTGAAGAAAACCGCTTTCACAGTGGACGGCACCTCACGCGACTTTGGTGTAATCGCCTTAGATACTGCGGTAGCTGACCCAAGCTAATTAACTGACTAGGCCGTTAAGTCGGCCTAGCGGTTACTTTGAAAACGAATTTTAAGGAGTAAAAGCATGGCTAAAATTGATTCACTGTATGGTTCTGGCAAGTTGCCAGCGCCTAGTCCAGTAGCCCAAGAGGACTTGACTGTAAAGGGCAAGGTGTTATTAACATCAGCACAGAATGCTGCAGGCAATATCTTGGCTTTGGCTGTATTACCAGCTGATTGCATTCCAGTTGGCTACACGCTTAATGCAAGCGACCTTGATAGCAACGGTGCGCCAGCTATCTTGCTAAACCTAGGCATCTTGAATGCTGCTGAAACGGCGATTGAAACATCTTTGTTGGCAGGTTCAACCATCGGTCAAGCAGGCGGTATTGCGCTACATCACGCATCAAAGACCACTTATGACGCACTTGATGCGGTTACAGCAGTAGATTATGACCGTGTTGTAGGTGTTGTGATCGCTACAGGTGCCGCAACAGCCGCAGCAGGTTCAGTTCAGTTAGAACTGCGTTATCGCGCAGTATAAAAGTTTGGGGTGGGGGATATAGCAGGGCGGTTCGCCGTCCTGCCGTGTTCCTTCTACTAACCCAACATCCCACACAACCCAAAATTATTACGAGGTTTTCAAATGAAAATTGAATCCATCATCAAACGTAAAGCAGGCACAACCGTAGAAATAGGCGATATGACCTACTTCTTTAACGCTACTGATACAGAGCCTCGCCATTTATGCGAAGTAACTAACCAGTCGCACATTGACCGCTTTCTTAGCATTAAAGATGGTTATCGCGTGCCGGAAGGTGAGGAAGTTAACCCAAGCCAAGAAAGTACCGTGCTGCTTGGTAGTTCATTGTTTCCATCAGTAGTAACTATTGCCGAAGGTATAGAGCTGCCGTTAGGCGATATTGTGCGTGGTGCATTTGAGTACACTGGCATGACTATCAGCGAATGGAATGCGCTAGATGAAGATGAGCGCGAAGCAGAACTAAATGCTCAAATTGAGTTTTTGCGTACTCCAAAACTTACTGACGCAGCGCCAGCAGATGAAGGCCAAAAGCCGCAAACAGCGGAAGGCGGCAAGCAAGCCGAGCCGGTAGCGCAGGAAACAGAAAGCGCACCAGCTACAGAGCAAAATCCAGCAGTTGAAACGAAAGAGCTTAACCGTGATGCATTACTGGCAGAAGCTAAAGCATTGAAGATTAAAAGCCCTCACTTGTTTGGCAATGAAAAGCTAGCGGCAGCAATCGCAGCAGCAAAGGCTAGCGTTTAATCATGGCGACATTGGCTAATTTTGCTAAGTACGTGCGGCCAGAGGTGCCAATGTGTCCAGAGATTCAAATATTAGATGCAATCCTACGTGCTGGCATTGAGTTTTGTAAGCGCACCAAGATTATGCAAGAGGTGGTAACACTTAACACAATTGCTAACACGCCTAGTTATGACCTAACCACTTTAATGCTAGACGATACCGAGCCTGATGATGTTATTTCAGTTCGCCGTGATGGTCGTGAGCTTGACCCATCATCACAGCATGATGCACTACGAAGCGAAGAGGACACGGAAACAGGCACGCCTTACTACTATTACCTAAGTGGTAGAAGCCTTCACCTTATCCGCACGCCAGACGCGGCAGAAGCGTTAGTCGTTACCATAAAAACAAGGCCATCAGAAACTGCAACCACTTTGCCAGATGACTTGTATCAACGCTACAACTCAGAAGTAGCCGCAGGTGCTAAGTCATTTCTGATGATGCAGGCTAATCAACCTTGGACTAACTTGCAACAGGCGGCCATTTACAAAAACACATTTGATTCAGCTATTGCAAAAGAGAGCTTACGTTATTCAAAAGGCGGCGGCTCCAAGCCATTGCGCGTAAAGATGCATTCATTTTAAGGGAAAACAAACATGCAATATTCAGTTACTTTGCGTAATAACCAGTTAGACCAAATGGAATCTACAGCAGGCGTGTCGGCAAAGCTTCAATTTAGAAGTGGTGCTGCACCAGCCAATTGTGCCGCAGCAGATAGCGGCACCTTGTTAGCTGAAATAACATTACCTAGTGATTGGATGGCGGCAGCTTCTGCAGGCTCTAAAGCGAAAGCTGGCACATGGACAGTTGCAGGAATAGCCGCTGGTGTAATCGGGCATTTTCGCATTAAAAACTCAGCAGGCTCAACTTGCCATGTGCAAGGATCTGTAACGCTTACAGGCGGCGGCGGTGATATGTCCGTTGACAACACCAATACTGCAGTAGGTCAATCAATTACTGTAAACACATTTACCATCAATGCAGGTAATGCGTAATAACGCGCTAGTGGATAATGTCATGGGCGTATAACAGCCAGGCTTATAACATTGCCGCCTTTAATGGTGGTGAAGATTTTATACGCGCCGACTTATCGCAAACACAAGATGATAATACATTAACGTCAACTACAGCGGTTAGTGTTCAGGCAACATTAACCGCCAATCAGGATGAAAACTTACTTTCATCTGATGCGCGCGGATTAATACAGGCTACTCTAACAATCACGCAAGATGACAACGCCATTGATGCTCAATCAGTGCTGCCAATCGTTGCTGATGCTGCATATTCACAGCAGAATGACGGGCTTGTAACTGACGCATCATTACCCATTGCTGCAGACGTTACATTCACTCAAGCAGACGACACGCTTGAATCAGACGCTGAAAACGGCACTTCTGCCACATTAACAATCACGCAAGATGCTAATCAGCTTACATCAAGCGCGGCATTGGTTGTTTTAGCTGATCTGATCTTTATTGCTCAGGACGATAGCCTAACCAGTAATGGTGCATTAGCAATAGTGGCCGAGGCATCAATTAACGCTGACGACAACTTGCTTTCTTCAATCGTAAGAATACACGGCATAAGAAATAGACCAGATTTAGGCAGTATTTCCATAAATGATTTTTCTGGAAGTTTAACGCCAAGACCTCATACAGCAAGCGTTACGCCTATCAACATTATTCAAACTTAGCAGCAAGGGATATGCACCATGACACCGCAAAGCATTATTAACATTGCACGCAGTATTTATAACGATAAGGACACCGTATCTTTGCGTATTAGCGACCCTGAGTTATTGGGGTATGTAAATGACGGACTGAAAGAGTGCTCAACCATAGCGCCGCAATACTTCAAAACATCTGGCGATTTCAGCTGCACCGAAGGCCAGACAGAGCAGGCTATTACATTTTTAAACGCTCAGGCAATTGAACAGGTAATAAGAATTAAAGACGGCAAGGCGATTTTACCAATGGATTTGATGGCTATGTCTGCATTTAATCCGGATTGGGCTAGTGACACGGCAGGACCAGCGCAAAATTGGACAAGATTCGCAGGCGATCCGCTACGTTTCTACATCTACCCCAAAGCACCTGATATGCAATTATTAGAAGTAATCTACATCAGGAATCCACAGACCTACGCACTGAATGATGCAATAACCGAAGTACCAGAAAGTGTAGCGCCTGCTTTAGCTGACTATGTTATTTACCGTTCCGAATCACGCGATGACGAACATAGCAATTCTGGCAGGGCGGTTTCACATTACCAGGCATTTGTTCAAAAGCTAGGTGGAAAAGTAAGTGCGCCGCAGGGTGCGCAAGGGGCATAACAGATGACATATCAGGCAAAGAATAACGCATTCAGCACATTGGCAGGTTCACTTACCAATGTAGCAACAACTTTAACGGTGCAAACAGGGCATGGGGATAGGTTCCCTGTAGTTACAGCACCAAACCATACAATACTAACTCTTGAAGATGCCAGCGGCAATCGAGAAATAATAAAAGTCACGGCTCGAGTTGGCGCATCTGATTCAATGACTATTGTTCGTGGGCAAGAGGGGACAACCGCACGCGCATGGGCGGCAGCTGATAGCGTTGAATTACGAATGACAGCAGGCGAGGCTCAACCGTTATTTGACCATATAGACGATACATCCGGTGCGCATGCAGCGTCTGCTATTAGCAACACACCTTCTGGCAACCTAACTGCAACAACGGTGCAAGCGGCCCTCGATGAGTTGCAAACTGAGCTAAACGGCAAAGAGTTATCAATCAATGCCGCGACCGCAAAAGCTACACCAGTAGATGCGGACACGATGGGGCTTATTGACAGCGCGCAATCCAATGCACTCAAAAAAGTTACGTGGGCAAACGTAAAGGCAACGCTTAAGACTTACTTTGATGGGATATACACCACTGCTTCGGCTACTACAACAGCTATAAACGCTGCATTAACTGCCGCAATTGGCACAACCATACAGGCATACGATGCACTAACGGCCAAATTAAATGTGGCCCAACAGTGGGATGCTGGACAGCGAGGTAAGGTTACTGCGCTTACAGATGCTTCACCAGTAGCCTTGAATTTGGCGCTTTCTAACAATTTTTCATTGCTCATGACCTCAGCGGTTGGCGCAACAAGACAATTAGCAAATCCAACAAATGCCGTGGCTGGTCAATCAGGAATTATTGCGGTCACTCAAGATGCAACAGGCAGCCGGTTACTCACTTACGCAGCCAATTACAAATTTACAAGTGGTACAGCTCCATCTCTATCTACCGCAGCTAATGCAGTAGATTACTTAGCATATTACGTAGAAACATCTACACGTATCTTTATTAGCCCAGCCAAGGATGTGAAGTAATGACAATTCCTGCTGGCTTAATAGCACAACTTGTTACTGGAGGGATGCTGACACTCAATCTTGTGGTTTCAGCAAATGCATCCGATCTTAATATAAGAACACTTGCGGTAGCTGCTGGATGGGATGGTGTATCGCCAGTCAATTTAACTCTGACCATCAATTCTGGCATTTCCGTTACATCCACCTCAACATCTACACCAGCGCTTCAAACAGGTTCTACGTTCCCAACAGGCTCAATTGTTAAGGTAATTAATTACGGTTCAATACTTGGCAAAGGCGGTGCTGGTGGAGCCTCCAATAGTGGAGTTGGTGGTAATGGTGGTAACGCTTTCTTAGCATCTAGCGCAGTGACAATTGACAACCAAGGAACAATCAACGCTGGTAGTGGAGGTAATGGCGGTAATGGGGCTTCCTATAAACCACTTGGGAGTGGAGGCGCTTCCTATTGCAGCTCCTACGGAGGCACAACATCTAATACCTACTTTTGCAGCGTAACAGCAAATGGTGCTGCTGGTGCATCTGGCGGTACTACTGGTGTTAATGGTTCAAATGGCTCTGCTGGTAGTGGTGCTACTTCCACAGAGCCTATTGGCTGTCCGGCTACTTACCCATTTTGTGGCGGTGCCGCTGGTGGAGCTGGTGGTGCGCGCGGTGCATATATCTCAGGAAACTCTTTTGTTACTTGGTTGAACACAGGGACTAGAAACGGAGCGGTAATTTAATGAAAAGATTTTTTCTAAACGGAGTGGAAATTTCGGATAAGACAGGGTTCAAGGACGAGCTAGGCGCGTCTTACCCTATTGGCTGGTTATCTGCGATGCCTGAATCTGATTTGTTGGGCTATGGCATTACCGTGGTTAATGTTCAGCCGCAAAGTAAGAGTTTAGCTGATCTTAAAGCTGATAAGAATGATGAAATCAACAAAGAGAGATTAGCAGCTAATCAAACAACATTCTCGCACCTTGGTAAATTCTTCGCGTGCGATCAGTTAAGCAGAAGCGACATTGATGCGATAAATGGTCATGTTGCGACAAGACAAGCGTTGCCACCAAATTGGGTAGGTGGATGGAAAGCCGTCGATAACAGCATACTACCAATTCAAGACGTTGCAACTTGGAATGCGTTTTACGACAGCATGATTGCTCAGGGGCAGGCTAACTTTACAAAAAGCCAATCTTTGAAATCTCAGCTCGCCTCTGCAACTACCGCCGAGCAAGTAGCGGCAATTACTTGGTAAAGCCATGAAGCTCTTATTCAGCCGCAGGCATCACATAGGCTCTTGGCTTATCCGTTTTGTTACTTGGTCTGAGTATAGCCATGTTGATTTGATTCTTGATAACACGCAGCTTATCGGTGCAATCGCAGGGGATGGCGTTGTACTGAATAAAGTGAATGAGCGTTTGGCTATATCTTCTAAGGCAGTCGTGATGCATGTGCCGGTAAGTGATATTGCAGCTAGTGAGGCCTTTGCAATTGGTCAGCTAGGCAAGCAATACGATTGGTTGGGTGTGATTGGCATTGGGCTAAAACGTAACTGGCAAGAAGATGATAAGTGGTCATGCGCTGAATTGGTTGCAAGTATTTTAGCGGCAGGAGGGCAGCGGCCGTTTGATAGTAAGTTTTATCACCGGATTACACCCCAGCAGTTGCTAATGCTGAATTTTGAAAAGATAAGAGTTAAATAAAAATAAGAAAGGTTGTAGATGGAAGCGCAGACAATTATCAACATATCTATTGGCTTAGTTGGTGCTTTAGGGGGGTGGGTTTTGAATAACTTGAAGTCATCTATTGATGAGTTGAGAAAACAGGACTCATTACTTGCTGACAAGGTGCAGCATATTGAAGTGCTAGTAGCTGGTACTTACGTTAAGCGTGACGATATGGACAAGCTAGGTTCTGCGCTATTTGCAAAGCTAGACAAGATAGAAGCAAAGCTTGATGGAAAGGCTGACAAGTGAAATTCATCAGGTGGGCAGATGCAAAGAACTTTATTTCAGTTCGCTCATTTGTTCTTTATGTGACCGTCTGGATGACTTGGGAAGCATTCGCATGGGCTGCAATATTTGCAACAGCAACAGAAAAGACCGGTGCGGATGTAGCTTTGATTATAGCAGCGGTGACAGCGCCTATCTCAGTATTGCAAGGTTTTGTATTTAAGGTTTATTCAGAAAGTAGGGCGTAATGAAACCACTAAAGATTTGTAAGTTACGCACAGCAGGCTTGGCTAGTGTGAATAGCGCTAAGTTTGGGCTAGTGCGTAGAAATGCGGACGGCTCAAAGCGTGCGCACCAGGGTATTGATTTACAAGCCAACAAGGGCGATATGGTACTTGCGGTTGCTGACGGCACTATCGTTGGCGTAAACATGGGGCATGACGGCTACGGCTACACAGTCACGCTTCAATTTGAGCACGAAGGCAAACCACTATATGCATTCTATGCGCACCTAAGCCTAGTCGCGGTAAAAGTAGGCGACAAGATTAATGCAGGCGGCTGGATTGGCAAAACTGGCAGCACCGGCAATGCCGCTGGTATGGAAACTATTGCTAAAGGCGGCCACTTGCATTTTGAGATACGCACCAAGCAAGTGTGTGGATTAGGTACGGCTAACAGATTAGATCCGTTGGAATTTGTGGAGTTAGATTAATGATTACTTTTGGCTTGTGGTTACTAGGTAAGTTTAAATCCCTATCCCAGTTACTAATCACGCACTGGCGCATTGTGCTGGTGGTGCTCATGCTGGTAGCTATCTGGCACTACAAAAGCTCGTTTGAGCAGGAGAAGCAAGACTTCAAAGAATACATTGCTCTGGTAAAGCAAGAGGCCGAGCTACAAGCACAAAAGAATCAGATCATAGAAGCCAATACGCAAAAGGCAGTGGCGCTGGAAGTCAATAAGCACAAATCAACCATTGCCGCTTTAAATGTAGATAGGTCGCAACTTCAAAAGAAAGTGAGTAATTTATATGCTAACAAAACCAATGCTGATTTTAGGCTTGCTTCTTATGCTGACCGCATGTTGCTCGAAGCAGGTAGTCGCAGTGCCTCAGGCGAAGCTACCAGCGATACCGAGCAATCTGCCAGCTGCAGGCGAAAGCTTGACGCAGCCGATACTCGATTATCAATTGTCGAAGAAGCGTGCGCAGTAACTACCGCCGACTTCAACCTGGCGCGTGGTTGGATTGATGGTGTGTGTAGCAATCGTAAATGCGGCGGTGAGGGCAGCCAGTAATGGTTATGCTAAGAATATCGCCATTTGGCGGCATCATTCCGCGCACCGGTGAACGCCTTATAGGCGACAGTAATTCTGTTGTAGCTAATAACATCAAGTTGCAATCCGGCAACATGGTGCCATTGCGTGCGCCAAAGCTTATCAATGAACCAAATAAGTCACTACCAGCACTATCAATATTTAGAGCATGGTATTTAGACCAGAATGCTTGGTTAACATGGCCGATTGATGTTGATGCGGTGCGCGTGCCGTTATCGTCTGACGTTGAGCCGCGCTTTGTTTGGTCTGGTGATGGCATTCCAAAGATTGCGACTTACTCTCAGATTATATCTAGTGGCAACAATGACTACCCTGCAACTGAATATGCGCTAGGCATCCCTACACCAATCGCAAAGGTTAGTGTTGCGCCATCTGGCGGCGTTGGTGCCGCAACTACTCGCATTTACACATTTACATACTTTTCAAACCTTGGTGAAGAATCTGCACCAGCGCCTGTATCTGACTTGGTTACCGGTAAGGTTGATGATACTTGGGCGATTACTGGTATAGGGGAGTTGCCAATCAATAGCGGTGACATAAGCGCAATCTCGTACAGTGGCAAAAATGTAACTATCACCACTACAGCGCAGCATTTTAATCGAGCAGGTGAGCAGGTTACGATTGCAGGCGTTACTACTGCTACTAACGTTAATGGAACATGGACACTTACCGAGGCTAACTTAACAGCCAAGACGATGAAGTTTACCGTTAAAAACACGCCAACCGGCGCCTACAACAACGCAACAGATACGGCAGACACATGGACAAGAACAGTACCCCTCAACCTATCAGGAATGAAGCGCCGACTTTACCGTTCTACTGGGTTGACCGGTACCGTCCAGTTAGTAAGTGATGATGTAGGCACTTCATTCAATGACAATATATCAGATGCCAATATTCTTGGTGACGAACTAATATCAAGTGGATGGGAACAGCCGCCAGTAGGATTGAAAGGGTTTAAGGTTCACTCCTCTGGTTCAGTCATTGCCTTTGTTGGTAACCTACTGTGCCTTTCAGAACCTTATCAACCGCACGCATGGCCTATCGGTTACCAGATGAGCACTGATAGCGACATTGTAGCAATCGGCACATTTGGCAGTGAAATAGGAGTAGGCACTAAAGGCATCCCCTATATGGCCTCTGGTGTTGACCCGACTTCAATGAGTATGGAAAAAATCAATTCACTTTATCCATGCTTATCAAAACGTAGCATGATTGAGTACGGCGATGGGCTTGTTTATGCTTCGGCTCATGGACTTGTCTATGCCGGCTCTTCTGGCGTTAGTCTGCTGTCAGATCGCTTTTACACTAAAGACGAATGGCAACTACTCAATCCTGCATCAATGGTAAGTGCCACGGCTTACGGCAGACTGTATATTAGCTATCAGCGTGAGGATGATTCACGTGCAATGTTGATATTAGACGGTGACTTATTAGTTACGGCAGACGTGCAGGCGCATGAACTGTATGCAGATGAATCTACCAGCGAGCTTTTTATATCTGATGTTGATGGCATTAAGGCATGGGATAGTGCAGACACGTACCCATTAAATGCGTCATGGCGTAGTAAAGACTTTGTATTACCTACTCCAGCAAATATGGCAGCGGCAAAGATTGAATTTGATGCGGCGATTGACGTTGCTACACAAGCCTCAATTAACGCTGCGATTGCCTCAGCAGAAGCGGCCAATGCGGCACTATTGCTTACTGGAAACATTAAAGGAAGCATTAACTTCTATGGATTTAATGAAAATGGACTGCATGCAACATCGTTACAGAAAGTTCCAGATAACCCACCAGCTAACCGAGTGACGTTTGTACTTCGTAAGAATCAAGATGAAATTGTGATTTCTCGCGTAGTCGAAAACAACAAAGCTTTCCGGTTGCCAGACGGTTACAAGTCAGATGTATTTTCAGTAGAGGTGTTTAGCCAGTGCAAAGTTAAAGAAATACGCATAGCCGATAGCATGGATGCATTAAGAAATGCGTAAGCCTGCCATTCCATCATTACCAAAAGACAGTGCCAATGAGAGGTTTAACAAGCCTGTCAAAGAATGCTTAGAGATCATTATGGGTAGGCGTGGTGAGCCGATTAAACCACTAAATGCAGATGCAAGTAGTAGTGATGTAATAGCCAAAATCAATGAAATTATTGAAAGGCTGCAATGAGGCGCTTAGTAACTGATGATAAAGAGCGTGTTAACCAATGGCTTTATAAACGTGTAGGCAGAGCGTCCCCCTTCGCTCCTGCCAACACTTATAACGCCGTTGGTGTAGAAGATGAGCACGGCAATTTAATTGCAGGCGTGGCGTTTGATGCATTTAGCCCAGAGGTTAGATGCTCAATGCACTGCGCAGGCGAGGCCGTGAATTGGTGCAGTAGAAAGTTACTCAAGTTTTGTTTTGAGTATGTTTTCAAGGTTGCTAAGTGCAAGGTAATTATCAATGTCGTAGCTTCAAGCAATCAGCGCTCAATAGAATTTACTAAGCATATTGGCTTTACAGAATCAACACGCATTAAAGACGGTGCATCTGATGGTGACCTAGTTGTTTTGACAATGCATCGTGATGAATGCAGATGGATTAAGGGGTAGTAATGTTTAGCTTGCTCAAATTATTTTTATGTCCTCACCTTTTGGTGACGGATTTTTTCACCTTTTATGGTGATGGCGGCAAGGGTGGCGGTGATGCCCCGGACTTTACGGCATTAGCCGCAGCTGCCGATAAAGCAGCGGTGTTAGGTAAGCAACTAGGCGATGCTCAGTTAGCTGAAAACAAGCGCCAGTACGATCAGAATATGTCTGTCACTACGCCGGTTGTCAATGCGCAACTTGGCTTAATGAACATGACCAAAGAGCAAGGCGATGATTACTTCAACTACATGAAGCAATACGCTAGACCTGTTGAGCAGCAACTTTACTATGAAGCGATGGGCTTTACTCCGGAAGAGGTAGAGCAAATTGAGGCGCTAAGAACCTCTGAAACGGCAACTCAAAAAACAGCGGCGCAAGAAAAAGCTGCTGCATCTGCTGTAACAAAGTCTTTTGAAATTCCTACATCATCTTTTGCCATCCCTGATGGTGCAAAGAAAGGTTCAGACCTACCATCCGGTGCAAAACTTTACGGAAGTGGTACCGCAATGCCAGACACAAGGGGCATGGCTACCATAGATTCACTGGTCGCACAGCCTGTTAGTTTTGGGGATGCTGTAGATAAAAACGCTTACTACGTTCTTAATGAAAATAATCAATGGGTAAAAACTAGCCCAGAACTTAAGCAAGGCACTCAGAGTTTTGAATATACAACGCCTGCTGCAGAAGTTTCTAGCGTTTATGATACCCCTGAAACTAACGCGCTAACGACCAAGCTTGCAATGCAGGCCAAAGCTCGCATGGACGCACTAGATCAGGCTGGCCGCGATAAGATACTTAACAAGAATAATGAGCTTGCTGGGCGTATTGGTGAAACAGATACGCAGGTTTATAACCGCTATGCAGATGACATTGAAGCCGAAGCAGGGCAGGCCGTTGCAGATTCTCGCGCAGGTTATACCAATGCCGTTAACTCAGCAATTCGCCAAGGCATTCGTTACGGATTCTCGCCTAACAAGTTGCTAACTAATGCTAATGCACAAGCAGTACAGCAGGCAGGGGCGCAGGCAGGGGCTGCAAATCAAACGCGCAAGGCAGCAACACAAACTATGTATGGCCGTGGTGTGGGCCAAGTAAGTGAAGAGCTAAAAGGCATGACCGCTGATCGTAACTATAAAATTCAAGATAGTGCGATTGCTACAGCTAAGAAACAGGACGTTGCAGGCTTGTACCGTAACTTGCCAGCGGCATCACAAGGCTCATATAGCCTTGCCACTAATGCAGGTAATTCAGCAGTTAACAACCAAAACCAGACTAGCAACCAATACATGCAGGGGATCAACCAAGCAAACGGCTTAATTATGCAAGGCCAACAAACCGCAGTAAGCGGCCTAAGTAGCATGGTCGGCGCACAAACTGGCTATGCGAACAGCGGCAGCGGTGATGCAGTTTGGGGTGCGCTAGGGCAGGTTGGTGGAGCTGCGCTTGCCAAATACTCTGACAAGCGCATGAAAAAAGATATTAAACCTATCAATGAAGATGAGGCGCTTGAAGGTATCAAAAAAACAGGTATCTCTAAATGGAAATATGATCCTAACAAGGTAACTGATGCAGAATTCAAGGATATTGACAATAAAGAGCACATCGGAGCAATGGCGCAGGATCTACACAAAAACCTAGGCAAGCAAGTGTCTGATGGCAAGATGGTAGATTTAATTTCAGCAGTAGGCGTAACAATGGCCGCGACTAAAGCATTGGCTAAAAAAGTGGATAAATTAGCAAAGGACAGTAAATAATGGCTAGAGGTAATAGAGGTGCAGGTGGCTTGGTTAGCTTTGCCGCTGGCTTTGGTAACGGTTACCTTGCTGGTGAAAAGCAGAAGGAAGATAAAAAGCGTCAGGATGAGCTAGATAAAATCCGTATGGAGGAAAACGAGCGTGCGCGTGCAGACTTTGAAGAGAAGCAAGAAGCGCGGCGTAAGGAAAAGCGACTTAACGAGGAGCTTGCGGCAAACTCTAAGCCTGAATACAAAAATAAAACTAATATTGCAGCAGAAGGCTTAACAATGGCTTTGCCGAAAGTATTTAGTGGAGATGATGCAGAAAGCCGTAATAGCCAATATGTTAAATACCCAAACAATAAAAACTACACTACATCACTATCTGCCGAAGATGAATCAAAGTTTAATTCATGGGTTAAAGACAATAATGTGCCGTTTGATCCGTCAGAAAAAGCAGATTATGACATGCGCGGCTATTGGAAAGATGTAGCATCACAAGGCCAAAACGGAACACAGGTTAATGCTAATGATGGACAGATGCATTTTCCAGATACTTACAAAACACCATATCATCAATCATTCTCAAATGAATCAAAGTATGCAAGTGCAGATGCGCCAGCATGGAATGAAAAAGATCAGTTAGTAGCTAAAGATGGGAAAGTGGCGTTTGACGAAAAGAACCCTGCGGCACAAGGCCTGACTAGTTTAGATAAAGCCAAACACTTCATGGCTAACTCCACACCAGAGCAGCAAGAGCGTTTCAGCAACTTTTATGCACAACAAGGCTTATCCGCAACTGGTAACGAGGTGTTCACCAAAGGCAGCAATGGCGGCCTAGCCGTAGCTGATAAAACGCAAACACAGGCTAAGCCAATGTGGCAAACCATGCAAGATCGCGCCATGACCTACTTAACCAGCGAGAACAGCAAACCAGAGTATCAATCGCAAGCGTTCCAAATGATTAAACAGGCTACTGAAATGAAGTCAGAAGAGTACATGCAGAAGATTGTTGAGGCGCGTAAGGGTGGGTTGCCTGCGCTACTTGCACTTGCTAACGGCCACTCTAATGATGAATTGCCGTACACCGATTTGAAAGTGGAGCCAACATCTGACGGCAAGGCCAGGTTAGCTGGTGTTGATTCAAGCACTGGCAAGCCATTTGAGAAAGTGTATGACTTGAAGGATGGCAGCATTGAAGATCAAATCACGCAAGACTTATCTAACCTTGCTTCACCTACCATGATGCTTAATGGTATTGCACGCAAGATTGAAACCGCACGCCTTAACCGTGAAGAATCACGTAAAGACAAGCTCACGGATGGGCAACTCAGAAAACTTGATCAGGATATTCAAGAGGGCAAGATTAAGCTTGAAAGCCTGCCGGAAAGCATTAAACTTGACCTTCAAGGCAAGCGTGCCAACATTAACCAAAGCAACGCAGCAACCGAGGCCAGCATAGCCAATACTGAAAAAACCAGAGAAGAAACCAATATTGTAAAATCTGGCGCTGGCAATGACAAATTGCCTACTTCTGTACGTGAAGCAATGTGGTACAAGAGCGCAACGCCAGAACAGCAAGCTATCTTTGACCAGATGAATGACAAGAGCGCTAAAGTAACATCTGATGGCGTTGGTGGCTTTATGATTAACAACAAATCTGGCATGTTCCGCATGGATGATGCTGGCAAGGTTACAAAGGTTGAAGGACTAGACGGCAAGGGTAAACCTCAGCCTGCCAAGAAGCCTACATACAATGACCTTTGGCGGTAAATGCAATTATAACGAGTACGATTTCAGCAGAAAATCAATCTACTGGAATCGTATCTCATGGCAAAAAAATGGAATGATGTTGTCAACAACCCAGAGTATCAGAAGTTAAATGCATCGCAAAAAGAGGCGGCACGAAACGAATACTTTGAATTTGTTGTAAAGCCCAATGTTCCAGATGAAGATTTAGAAAAAGCACGCTCTGAGTTTGATAGTTTTAGCACGCCAAGCGCAAGCGACAAGTTAAGCAATGTCTATAAAGAGGGCTTAACTGGCCTTAAAGATTTAGGCAAAGCTGCTTTAAGAAAAACAGTTGAGACAGGTATATTCGGCCTTGATCGTGCAAACGATTTAGTGCAAGGCGCTATTTCGGTTCCAGAAGCCGTAGTAGGGTTAGCAGACATTCCAACTGGTGGCCGTGTAGGTAAGGCGCTAGAAGAGGTTGGCTATAAACCAAACGAGGCTAAGCAGTTCTTAACAGAAAAGTTCTCTGACGAACAAAAAGCAGCTAATCAAGCTGTGTCTGATGCAGATGGATTTATAGATAAGTCTATTGCTGCCATTCAAAACCCTAGAAGTATCGTTTCCGCTGTCACGCAATCAGCACCTTTGATGGGCGCTGGCGGCGTGGTAGGCCGTGGCGCAGTTGCATTAGGCGCAAATCCAGTGATTGCCGGTGCAGTTGGTGAGGGTGTGATAAGTGCAGGTTCCGCAGCGGAAGGCACGCGCCAGCAAACTAAAGATGGATTGCTTACTGGCAAACAGTCTGGCTTGTCGGTTGCATCAGGCTTGGGGACTGCGTTAACTAGCGTGTTTGGTGGCAAGCTTGCACAGAAGCTAAGCATTGCCGATATTGATACCGTTATTGCTGGCGGTGTAACCGAAGAGGTTAAAAAGTCACTAGCTAAACGACTGGTGTTAGGTGGTATGTCAGAGGGTGTTTTCGAGGAAATGCCGCAATCAATCCAAGAGCAAATTTTATCTAACATTGCACTTGATAAACCACTAACAGAAGGCGTGGACGAAGCCGCGGCAATGGGCTTGTTATCTGGCACTGCAATGGGTGGCGGTGCTTCTGCTTTATTAAGTGGTAAGAATAAAGAGCCTGGCAAAGAAGATTTAGCACCAGCCTCTAACGCCCCTGTACAGGAAAGTAACGGACAGTTACTAACTATCTCACAAGGCGGTGAGTTTGCCGATGATGCACTGGCCGCACAAAAGCAGGCCGAGTATGATGCCGCAGAAGCAAAGCTATCAGAACAAAAAGCAGAGAAGTTCAAAACGCTGCCAGATAAAAACTTACAAAATCTACGCAAGACAGCGCAAACCTTAACCCCTGCTGATGTGCCAATGATTGATGCAGAGATTGAGCGCCGCGCCAATTTAGGCACTCTCACACGCGCAGCAGAGATAGCACAACAAGTTGATCCATTGGCAACGCAGCCAGTAGTTGCGCCTGCTATTCCTGTAAACAACGAGGCAATTGATGCCGCAGATTTATTAGAGGCCGAAAATGTCAGCGACCTACCGAATGATGGAGTTACCAATGTGGTTGCAGACCCCACTCAAGAAGAAGGTAATTACGTTCAAGGAAGCTTGGGAGATTTACCTAATCAGCTTGCAGGACGGAGCGATACAGGACCAATTGATAACTCTACCGAAGCATCTGCACAAGGCAGCGGAAGCGATCAACTTAATGGAAATGGAATACAAGGGAACGATGCAATAGCTATACTTAATGGCGAAGATGCAGTATCACGTCCATTCGCCCAAGCCACAGACGACTTCTTGCCGAAGATGCGCAGCATGACCACTGATGATAAGGTCAAGGCGCAGATTGATGAAGAGTTGAAGCTACGTGGCATTGCTAATGTCGATACCGTAAACACACCAGCGGTACGTGTCGATGAAACAGAAAAAGGCGTACATGTTGGTGAGAAAATTAACAAAGAGTGGACTGCATTTAGTCCTGAATCTGGCACGCTAAACATTCCACGCTCAGAAATGCCGCAAGTGAAAGCAGAGCACCGTGGCGCGATGGTTAACTTTCTTAATGCTAGAGGCGTGGACCATACTCAAGAAACGGTATCAGCATCATCACTTAAACCAACGCAGCAAGAGTTTTCAGAAGCCAAGGTTAAGAAGGCAAGCAAGTATGCAGGCGGTGACCGTTCAATCTTGGTTTCATCTGATAACCATGTATTAGACGGCCATCATCAATGGCTATCTAAATTAAACAAAGGTGGCGATGTTGATGTAATCCGTTTGAATGCGCCTATTGCTCAGTTGCTTAATGATGTTAAAGAGTTCCCAAGTTCAACCGTTGAGAGTGGTGCTACAACAATTGAGCCGTCCGAAAAAAGCGGACAGGTGAAGGTGTCTGATGACGTTGATTACTCAACGATGAGCTACGATAAGCTACAGCAAGCAAGAGAAGAGGGGCGTGCAAAGAATAAAGCTTTGGATTTGGCCGTTATAAGAAAGTATGCAGGCGATAAGCTTGCAAATGAAGCAAAGTCATGGAGCCAAAGATCCATTGATAAATGGTTTGAACAGAACGCTACTGCTGAAATCGAAAACGAATCATCTGCTTTCAAAGGTGTTGATGTAGATAAAATCGATGCATATTCACAAGCATTTAATAACTTTGATGAAACATCACCACAAGCATTAGGTTCATCAATTGCGCTAAAAATGCGTGATATTGATAAGCCTGATTTTGTTGGGTCACCAGAGTTCGTGACAATCAGAAACGCGCTTGCCTACTCTAAAGAACAAGGGTGGAAAGAATCAGATGTGCTTGATGCTATGCGTGAGCGTGCAGAAAGTTACGCGGGCCGTGATGCCCCAGAGTTGTTTGAGCGCTTATTCAAAACAAAGCCTATTACATCTGGAAACGGAAAGGTTACGGAAGCCTTACCAGTAGAAGCTTCTGAACAACCAGCCAAAGCATCAAAACCAAAAACAAGTAAACCAGCCAAACCTAAAACGCTACTAGCAACACTGCGCGACTTAGGCGGCATTGCCTTAACTGAAAAACGAGATGTTACCGGTGAAGTTAAAGGCTTTGCGCCTGGCGGTTATAACCAAGTATTCAAATCAAATACAACACGTTCACTCAAGGGCTTGATTGAATCAGGTGATTTAGACGATTACCTACCATACAACATGCGCCTTGAATCTAACGGCGCTAATGATGATGCTTTTGATTCAACAGAGGCGTATGATTACCTTGCGGACAAAATCCGAAACGGTGAATCAGTATTGCCGTATGCGGTAGAAGAAGAGGTTAAAGCTAATCAATACTATCAAGAGGTTGAAGCAACCGCTCAGGATGTTTTAGATGACTTTGCAAAAAACTTTAATGAGGATGAAATAAATGCAGAACTCCAAATTGCAGGAACAAACGAAAGAGAAGCGTTTGCAGATGTTCAGGTCTTTAAGCCCGACAGCGAGAGTGGCGATACTGGAAGCGGCGAAAGAGGTACAGCAGCAACAGAAACTAACGCCAGTCAGCAAGCGGAAGTAGATAACAAAAGTGCCAATAAGACCGCATCAATCAAGGATGCTGAGCAGGATAAATCTTTATTATCAGACAGCAAAGATAATAAATCCGACCTACTAGGCGACAACACTACCGCCAAACAAGCCGTTGCTGATGCCGAGCGTGCGAAAGACGCTAAGCGCAATTCAGGAAATGACAATCAAGACACATTCACACTAACTGGTTCAAACAGTGAAGCAGATCAGGCCGCCGCAGCAGGGGCGCAAGATTTGTTTGCAGCGCCTAAATCTGAAACAAAACCTCAAAACGAAGTAGCCAAAGCCGCAGAAGCGCTCACCGCCGCAGGCGTTAGAGGCAAAGAGAAGCTCGACACTATCAAGGATGTGCGCGAAGGTAAAGTCACAGCTGATGAGGTGGCTGATGCTTATGGCGAACCAGCTACACAGAAACCTAAAGGCAATGTAGATGACTTTGGCGAGAAGCTAGAAGGTGCACGTAAAGATATGGTGCGCGCAATGGCTAAGGAATACTCAGATGATGAACTAGCCTCATTGCCACTTAGTAAGATATGGCCCATTACCGATGTTAATTTAATCGAGAATAAAACTGCCGCAGCAATTGCATGGACAGCCAGAGAGGAAATCCCATCTAAACCACGTAAGCCTTATGCGCTTAAAGTTTGGGTAGGCAAGGTTAAAATACTTCGTGATATAGGCAGGATAGTAAGCAAGGCGCTTGAAGTAAATCCAGAGCTAATGTTGCAGAAGCTCAAAGATGCTCAACTAGGCCAGTTTAAATCTAAAGTTGCATTGCTTGAGGCGATTGATCGTGACGCATGGAAGCGCATTGGTAAGGTTGAAGAGTACCCTAATGCTTACAGTTACGTTGATGGTGTAAAACAAATTAAACCGATGGTGCGTATTGATGTTGATGGCGTAACTACAACCTACGAAGCCTCAAGTGTTGCCGATGTAATTGATAATGTAAACGAGAAACTTGGCAAGGAAAAGCAAGAGAAGCGCATGGCGTTTGAGGTGCGTGGCTCATCAAAAGGCGGTTACTTTATCAACAAGAAAGGCGATAAAAACTACACCAAGCTTAAGACCTTTGATAGCTCAAAAGAGGCATTTGAATTTTTACGCAATAACTACGATGAAGTAGTTGCCGCATGGGATGCTACAAAAGACCGATTGAATGTTAAAGAATCAGATGTTCGAGGTAAAGAAAACAGACCGCGCACAGGTGAAGATTATCGCAAAGGTAAAGATGTAAGCTCAGAAGAGTTCGCAACTACGTTTGGCTTTAGGGGCATTCAATTTGGCGAATGGGTAAAGCAGGGCGGTAAAGATAATGACCGACAAGGTGCGCTAAACGCCGCCTACGATGCTTTAATGGACTTGGCTAACATAGTAGGTGTGCCGCCTAAAGCAATGTCATTAGAAGGCACACTGGGGCTTTCATTCGGTGCGCGAGGCAAGGGTAGTGCTGCCGCGCATTTTGAGCCAGGCAATTTAGTTATCAATCTTACAAAAACGCAAGGTGCT